ATATTAATTAAACTTTTAACTGAATGATAACAAAAGACAGAGTATTAGAAATTATTAATGATCCTAATCCAGGAGAATTAGAACAAATACATGTAATAACCAGATATATCTTTGATAAAACTAAAGAGGATATATCTGGTATTAATATAAATCCACCACAAAATCAAGGTATGTTTATTTTAATGTTACATATGTATAATGTAGCTAAACAATATTATAGAACTGATGGAAAGTAAATGGCAAAAAGTCATTATGGATGTTGAAGTATACCCTAATGTATTCCTATGTGGAATTAAAGATGTGGATACTAAAGAGAAAATTGTTTGGGAAATATCAGATAGAATAAATGAATATGATAAAGTAGTAAAATTTGTTACTACTTTTAATCAATATATGATTACATTTAATGGAATACATTATGATATTCCAATTCTGTTGTATATTATCCACAATAAGATAGATAATGTTAATAATTATCTACAAAAATTAAAAGAATGGTCAGATTATATAATTAATAATGACTTTTGGTGGAATGATAGTGAATTAAAAAAATATAAATACCAGAATCAATGGATAGATATTGATTTATATTTATATTGGTCTAAAATGCTTAGACTTAGTAAGAAAATAAGCTTAAAAGGACTTGCTATTCAAATGAATTATCCTGTAGTACAAGAATTACCATTTGATCCTTCAATGAGCTTAAATCATACTCAAATTGATAAATTAAGACATTATAATAGTGTACATGATTTAGGTATTACTCAGTTATTATACGAAAATATGGTAAATGAAGTTAAATTAAGACAATATATACAAAATGTGTATAATTTAAAATGTTATTCATGGGACGCTCCCAAGATAGCCTCTGAATTATTATTACAAGAATATTGTAAATTAACTAATCAAGATCCTAAATATGTTAAATCACTTAAATTTGAACACACTAATAAATTAGAATTACCATTTATAGATTTTAAACTAGATTGCTTTAAAAAACTATATAAAGGTATGTCTAATGCGTTAAGTGAATTTAGTGAAGAAATTGTATTACTTGAAGGAAATACAGCTTTAAAATTAACCTATGGACGTGGAGGGCTTCATTCCGTCAATGAAAATGAATCTTATTTTGAAGATGATGATAATTATATTATTACAAGTGACGCCGCATCTTTATATCCGAACTTTATTATTAATTATGGATTATTAAGACAACCTGAAGTATTAGAATTATATACTAAAGTTAAAGCTGATAGAATTGAAGCTAAGAAAAATAAAGATAAATCTAAAGATGTTTTATTAAAATTAATTCTTAATTCAACATCAGGTATGATTGACAATAAGTATTCTTGGTTATATTATCCAGAAGGAGCAGCAAAACTAAGATTTATGGGACAATTAATGCTAACATATCTTATTGAAAAATTAGTATTAGCTGATTTTAAAGTAGTTAGCTGCAACACTGATGGAGTAGAGACAATTGTACCTAAAAATAAATATGCAGAGTATTCAAATATTATTCGTGATGTTGGTAAAAAATTTAATTTAGATTTTGAAGATGAGTTTTATGAAAAAATTATCTATAAAAATGTTAATAATTATTTGGCTAAGACAGAATCTAAACTTAAACAAAAAGGTTTATTTGTTGAGAAACCTGAATTAGGTAATAGTGTAGATTATTTAATTATACCTAAAGCATTAAAAGCTTATTATATTGATAATATACCTGTTAAACAATTTGTTGAATCTCATACTGATATATTAGATTTTTGTTGTTCACAAAAAGTAGATAAATCTTATCATATTGAATGGACTAGTCCAGAATTTATTAAATCTAAACAACAAAGATTAAATAGATTTTATGCTTCTACTAAAGGTGGTTATATTTTTAAATGTAGAAAAGGTAAACAAAATCATTTATTGAAAGAATCAGGAGTAATGATTTATAATAATCATAATCCTAATGTATTTCCTATAGATGTTAACTATAAATTTTATATTGCTCAAATTAATAAAATAATAAGTGAAATAAATAATAAAAATCAATTAACATTATTTTAAAATGGAAGATAAAGATACACATCTCGATTTATGGTTAAATAAAACACACTCGTTAAATTTAAAATTAGATGATTTAGTAACTTATATAGCACATACTTCAACTTGCTCACCTTACATTTGGGAAAAATTAGATGGAGGATTAAGTTTTGATAAAGCTGAAAATTTATTTAATAGTTGGAAAACTAAAAAATTTGATGATTTATCCTATTTAATCCCGTTTTTAAAAGAAAATAATATTGTATGAAAAAAATTGAATTACCTGAAAATTGGTATATTAAAGCGTGTCCTGAATTTAAAAAACTTTGTGATGTAAAGGAAGCTTGTGTAAATGGTAATTATCTTGATTGTGTATATTTTAATTATAATTCATTAGATTTATCAAATTATTGGAAAAAATGGTCTTATCATCCAAATGAAGAAAAGGCTATTGAATTAGAAAAAATTGAAATATCATTTGATTTATTTCTTAAATATTTAAACGGTGAAAGTGATGAACCAGATGATTTACAACCTTTAATTAAATTACTTAACGATATTAATAATGAATAATGATAATTATGTACCTAAAATAGGTGAAAAAGTAAAATTGATTAATTCAGGTAAAAATTTAACTAGAGAAATGATAGTTATTATAGAACAAAATCCTATTGTTGAAGTTACTTCTTATAAAAATGATAACGGTCAAGGATCAATTAAATTTGAAAATTCTGGATTATGGTATTGGAATTACAGAGATGGTCATTGGGAATCTATTGGTAAATTGAAAAAATCAAATAAATCTTATAATAAAGCACTTATAAAATTATTAAAAGAAATAACATGAGAAAATTTACAAAAACAGGTTTTCCTAAAAAATGGAAGGTTTTAGCTGATACCAAAGAAAAAGATTCTAAATTAGTTGATTATGTTAATAGTACTTTTAAACAAGATTTAACTAAAGGATTATTTACAGATTCAAAAGGATGGTGGTTTTTTAATGAACCTGTTAAAAATCCAGTAACTGAAGATAAACAATATTATTTAAAATATGAACAAGAATATTCAAATGATTTTTATGATTTTATAGAATTATCTTTTGATGAATTTGAACAATATGTTTTAAATAAAATTTTTTTTAAAAACACTAAAGAAAGTCATAAGGAATTAAAGAAGTTATTAACTAAATTAGATAAATAATATGGAAATACATGTAGGAGATATTGTAAAAGTTAAATCTGGAGTTCAAGGTGGTGTTGGTAACGGTATTAGTGTAGATAACACTATTGCTGAAATAGTTGACTATAATGAATATAACAATAAGTCAGGTACTTCAGGGTTAATAGATGGTAGTTATGATGATATGTATATTGTTAAATTTGAATCTATTGGATATACAAATATTCGTAGAATTATTAAAGATCATATAATTGAAGTACTTGAATCACCTTATTCAACTATTAAACATACTACTGAAGATTATAATTACCTAATTCCAATGTTAACTCAATTAAACACATCATGACAGCTGAAGAAATACAAGAAATATGTAAAATTAAATATCCTATAGGTGTAAAATATATATGTGCTTTAGCAGGAAATTTCGGTAATACTGAAATATTAGAAGATGATAAAGATACTTATCGTATTTATCCATGTGGTGATTATTTTCAAATATGGGCTCATACTGGTGGAGGAATATTATATGATTCTAATTATAAATTATGGGCTAAAACTGATTATAACCCACCTAAAGTAAAAGTAAAACGTGCATCTACTAATTATAAAAAAGTATTAGTAAAATTATTTAAAGAAGCTAATCTTATATAATATGGCTAGTGTAATACATGTAAAAACTCAAGAAGAATGGGATATTGTTACAAAATTTTATAATTTAAAATGGAATAATAATGATTCTTTTAATTATTATAGTGTAGATTCTTGTATAAATTATGAAACAAACACATATTCTCCAATAAATTATTATAAAGGAAGCTATAAAATTATAAAATTTAAAGAATGGGAAATAATAAATAATATAAAAACAAATAAACAAATGAGAAAAGAAATTTTAGAAATTTTAGAAAAAACGTATAAAAATCCAATTTTACGTAGAACAACAATTCCTCTTTTTATGAGTTCACCGGGTATAGGTAAAACTAATATTACTGAAACTTTTATTAAGGAATATATTGAAGTAAATGGTAATAAAATGGTAACTATGGTATTACCAAACTTAATGCCTAATGAAGCTGTAGGTGGTGTTTATCCAAATCAAAAAGAAAGAATTTGGGAATTTTACGATAGTGAAAAACTTAGTAGTCTTAATGATGGGGATTGTTTATTTTTAGATGAGGTATTTAATGGTACTTTAAAACAAACATTAGACGCAATGTTGAATGTATTAGGTCAAAGAAGATTAGGTAGTGGTAAAAAAATGGCAGATGTCATGATTGTTGCAGCCAGTAATCCTCAAGGTTTAATTAATTTAACACCTCAAATTAAAGAGAGATTTATCAGGTATGATTTGAAATTTAATTCAGAAGAATATCAAGTTTATTTGAAAAATAAATATGGTATACCAGAATCTATTTCATCCCATCTTTGTACATTAATTAACAAAGAGAAATTTGAACCAAATGATTGGAGTTTTGTAACACCTAGAAGTGTTGAAAAAGCTATTAATCAGATTGGTTGTGAATTAAAATCAAATTATGATGATGTTTTACTTCCATATTTAACTAAAACTATTGAATCTCCTATGGATATTAAAACGTTAAATGTTAAGAAAGGAGAGCAAGTAGAATATTTAAGTATTTTGAAGTTATTAATAGCTTCTAATAATCTTAAATTAAGAGATGCAGAAGAGCTTAAATTAAAAGAAAAAAGAATTGTTGCTGAGAAAGTAGCTAAAGAAAAAACTGAAAGACAAGCAGCATATGAACAAGGATTAGTAAAAGCTGCAGCAGAAGCTGAGAATTTAGGTACTAAATTAACAAAAGATACATCTATAAAAAATAAATCTAAAAAAACAACACAAGTAACCGATGATTCAACAAATCACAAGCAAGAAAGTGGAGTTACCAACGATCTTCTTAATTGAAGATGAAGCTGACTTCCAACAATTACCTAAAGGATTACCTTACATCATAGGTAAACAATCTGAACTACCATTCATTACTATTTTCTTGGAATTTCAAGTTTTATACAGATCTTGTCTAAAAACTTTGATTCCTGTAAAATGGTTAGACTGTTTAAGTAAGATTGGTTATGGTAGTAATATCCGTAAATATGAACTAAGATCAGGAGGTATTTATGGAGATGGTGGTAATGGTCAATATCTTTTAAAAACAGAAGATTTTGTTACAGATCAATATTTAGTTGATTTTGATAAATTATCTGAATTAAAAGTATTACCCGTATGGTTAGAAGACTTAAAAGCTTCTATTGAAACTAATATCATTGACGAGGTAATGTTTGATCCAACAGGATTTAACAAACAACTTGGAATGAATATTGGTGCTGCAGGAATTAAACACAATTTGAAGAATCTATTAATTTTAGATATTTCTTCTTCAATGCCAAAATCAGTAGTATTAACTATTATTAATTTAGCTAAATTAATGTCTAAAAAGTTCTATGCAGATGTAATCTTAACAGGTAGAAGAAGTTACCTAATAGATTATGAAGAAGTTCCTAATACAGACATTGTAGGTGCAGTAGCAGAATATGGTGGAGGTAATGAAGGTACAATGTACAAGGAAATTGTAAAACAACCTAAAGAATATGGTACAGTAATATCATTTGGTGATAATGATTGTCCAGGTATTGAAAAAGGAGATAAAAATATGAATTTTAAAGTTCATACATTATATTCTTTACATACTGAGGGTAATAGAACTAAAAATATTACTGGTTATGCTAGAGGATTTGATCCTGTAGAAACTCATATTGTAAAAGATTGGATTTCAACTATCCAATAATTAAATTAAATCCCGTGTGAATACCTATCAGTATTTGCACATTAAATAAAATAAACAATTAAAAACAAAAAACATGGAATTTTTAAAATTAGATGAATTAGCATTAAATCCTGCAAACTACTTAATCGGTAAAAAATCTCAAAAACCTGTAACTCATGCTGCATTTGTTGCTCAACAACAATCTGCTCATTATATCGTTAGTTTAGCTGAAGCTATTAAAGGTAAAACTTTTAAAGCTTCTAAAACTGATAATTTAGATGCAATTAAAGCTGAAGTACGTGCTGCAATTGATGCAAAAGCTACTAAAGAATATGTAGCTGCTCCAACTAAACCAGTTTCTAAAGTAAATGATGAAATGGTTCAATTTGCATTAGATTTTGCTAACTTCAAAACAGATGAAGCAAAAGCTAAAGAATTAAATAAAATCATGGCAGAATTTGATGCTATTGATGGTGTTGAATCAGTAGGAGATTATTTCTCTGAAGGTTTAGTAAAATTAAACAAAATCTATACTACTGCAGAGATTTTAGCTGCTGTTAAGGCAACTGCTGAAGTATTGAAATAGTAAATTAAATAAATAATATGTATGCTGGATCATACCCAGTGATGTGACGACCTTCTCATAAGAGATAATCTTTATAGAGTAAATGCTATATTGTAACGAGCATCTGAGACTTAGTAATAAGACACTTTGGAGATACATATTATTTATTTTAAATTTAATTAAATGAAAGAACATTTTGAGAGTGCTATTGATATTTTAAAAAAACAACAAATTAATGGATGCATTACAGGTTCTTGTATGCTTGAATTCAATGAAAATTGGAATCAAGACATAGATTTATTTGTATATGATAAAGCTAGTTTTACTAAAATACTTTGGTTTATGTATTATAATCCAATGTTTAATATTCTAGACCCATTAGAAAATCATAAGTTCAAAGATTTTGTAGATAATGATAAATCATCATTAGAACAACTTGGTTTGATAACAATAAAATTTAAATATAATTTATTGATAGATGTCAATGTTATATTTAAGAAATTTAATAAAACATGTTTTGATGTAATAAGTAATTTTGATTTAGATCTAATTGCTACAGCTTATGATATTAAAACTGGGAAAACAATCTCTTTAAGAGAAACAACAGGATTAGAAGGTACTTGGAATAAATGGAATCCAACCTTCTATCAAAATGAATTCTGGTCAACAAAGCGTCTATTAAGACAATTTGAACGTGTAATTAAATATACAGAAAGAGGTTATGATTTATCTACAGTTACTGATAAGTATATTGAAATTGTAGAGAGTATCATTCAATCAGAGAATTTTTATAAAACAGAGAAAGGAACAAAATACTTTGAAGATAATATTGAAACTTTTGAAGTAGTATTAAAAATATTGCAGGAATGGAAGAAAAATAAATCTATTACTCCTGCTGAACTATTAACATTAAAAACACTAATATAATGAGTGAGATGGATAAACTCTTACAAGAGTTAAGAGCAATGAAAGCAGATAAACCTACCTTTAACGCTAAGACAGTATGGGATGGTATTGCACAAAGAAAAGATTTCTCAGAAATGGGATTTACATCACTGGAAGAATTTGAACAATGGATTTCAGATAATCCCTACGCTAATTTGGGTTAGTCATTTATTTTTAAAGAATGGGATTCTGCAGCATTAGCTAGTAAAACATTAAAAATTAGTTCAAATTCTATTCGCCGATGTTGTAGAAACATATTAAAAACGGCAGGTAAATTTAAATGGAAACATAAATAAAAATAAAAAAAATAATGAGAGATTTTATAAACGAAAATTCTATTTCATTTGAACCAGGTTCAAGAAATACAAGTATTACAACACTTATTGGTTATGCACAATTTAAAGGATTTGATAAACATACTTTAAAAGAAGAACTAGCTACTGAAATTAAAAAAGATTCATTTATTTCTGAAGAAATAGATAGATTATTTGATTACTGTAAAGCTAGAAATTACAAAAATTATTGGAAAACAGCTCAAGCTAAAGCTCAATGGATTTTTTAATTTTAATAATAAAACTTTATAAATATTCCACTTATTTTTTGTACCTTTAAAGTATGAAAATAAGTGGAATAGGTTTTATTTATATGATTACTTCACCTACTGGTAGAATTTATATTGGTAGTACTATTGATTTAGATCAAAGAATTAAAAGTTATATTTGTTTACAATGTAAATCACAAATAAAACTTTATAATTCTTTTAAAAAGTATGGATTTGAAAATCACATGTTTGAAGTAATTTGGGCTGGAGATATACAAGAAATGTATAAATATGAAACTTTAATTGGTTGGGGATTCAATGTACTTGAACCTGAAAATTTAAATTGTAGATTACCTAAATTAGGTGATTTATATAAAGTAGTTAGTATAGATACTAGAAAAAAAATGTCAATATCTGGAATAGGTAAAAAACATTCAGAAGAAACAAGACTTAAAATGAAAAATAGAATTATATCTAACACCACTAAATTAAAAATGAGCAATTCAGCTAAAGGTAAAATATTTTCTAAAGAAACTAGATTAAAATTAAGTCAAAAAGGAAAAGGTAGAATTTTATCTAGAGAATTGAGAACACAAATTAGTGTAAGACAATTAGGTAAAAAACTATCTAAAGAACATATTGAAAATATGATTAAAGGAAAACAAAAACCAATATTACAATATGATTTACAGGGGAATTTTATTAAAGAATGGATTAGTTCTAAATTAGCATGTGAAACATTATCAATAGGTCGTAAAAATATTGGAGAATGTTTAAACGGTAGAAGTAAAACTGCTGGTAACTTTAAATGGAAATACAAAAATGAGAACATTTTTAACAATAAACAAAAAACCAACGTGTAAATGGGGTATGATTCCACCAAATACTTATTTTGAAGGGAAGGTACCAGAAGGATATAAATTATGTGTTAATCCTCATTTTCCATATTGTATAATAGATATTGATAACAAGGGGAAAGATAAAAATGGATTTGATTACATACCTAAACATTTACAAAAAGAATTAGATCAACATTTTAATTATAATACACCTTCTGGAGGTAAACACATATGGATTTTGTATTCCGGAAATAAAAAATTAATGAATAAAACCTCTAAATTTTTTATAGATTTTAGAACAGAAAATGGGTACGTTTGTTGGTACCATCATACGGACATAAGACAATGTATTCATCTAATCAATGAAACATCACCAAGTTTAAATGAATGGTTAGAATCATTATTTCAAGGGATTAATGAATTAAATAATTTAAAAAAATGAATGATAATTTTCCATATGGTAAATGGTATTTAGAATTTACTGAAGAGCAAAGACCTATTGTAGATAATTGGAGAATTAATATAATAAAGTTTTCAAGTGAGCCTTGTCCAACACAGTTTATAAATTATCAGGGCTGGGGGGGGTTCGGGGATTCGCGGATCTGGGGGGCGGATTTAAATAAAATAACTTTTGAACAATTTGAACAATATGTTTTAAAAAAATCTTTAAATCCAATTCTTGAAAATTATGATTATCTTATCCCAATTTTAACAAATTTATAATGAAAAAATTACCAGAAAAATGGTCAGTTATAATCACTAAACAAAATCGTGAAGTACTAGAAAAATATAGAAGTAAATTACCAAAAGTTGGAACAGAAACCTGTTTAGATGAAGATGCTTTAGGTAAATGGTTAATATCAGATTTAAAATATACTTCTTATATGTATTGGGGGTGTGAAACTGGTGGACCTGATGAGAATTATACTGAAATTTCATTTGAAGATTTTGAAACACTAGTTCTTGGAAAAACTCCAAAAATCACACCAAAAGAAGATTATACCTACTTAGTAGGAATTTTACAAACAATAAAATAAAATAAACATGGAAACAACAAGTAAAAAACAACCTGCAGAAATCTCTAAAGCTAAATTAACTGCAATGGTAGATTCTGGAATGAAAAAAGAACAAATTGCAGAATGTTTTGGGTTAAATAATGCTCAAACAACTAAATTATTAAAATCTGCTGGATTAAAAATCCGTAAATTTCATGCACCGGCATTTGTAATTATTGATTAAAGTAATGACTCGAGCAGATATTCAAAATAAAGTACTTGACATTTTAAAAGATGTTAATAGAGCTACAGCAGCACTTTCCGGAGGTACAGGTAAAACACTAATAGGATTAAAACATATGGACTTTGTTCAAAAAGGTCATTTTAAATTTTTAGTTGCAGCACCAAAGAAATCAATATTTCAATCTTGGAAAGATGATGCTAAAAAATTTAATCTTGAATATCTTCTCAGTGATATTACCTTTACTACATATTTATCTTTAGATAAACTTAATCCTGATGATTATGATATAGTGTATTTAGATGAATGTCATTCACTTACATTAACTCATAATCATTGGTTAAGTAGATTTAAAGGTAAAATTATAGGACTTACAGGTACACCACCAACTAATTCTAAATCAGAGAAATGGTTTATGGTAGACAAATATTGTCCTATAGTATACTCTTATAATACTGATCAAGCTATAGATCATTCTATTTTAAATGACTATAGAATCATTGTTAATTATGTAAATTTAGATACAGAGAAAAACATTAAAGTTGTGAAACCTAATGCTACTTGGATGACAAGTGAACTCGCTATCTATAATTACTGGTCAGGTAGAGTAGAAAATTCTCATGGAAAAATGAAACAAATAGCTGCTATTCAAAGAATGAAAGCTATGCAAGCATTTAAATCTAAAGAATTAAAAGCTACTTACTTGTTAAATAGTATTGGGGAACATAGTAAATGTCTTTGCTTTGCAAGTACTCAAGAGCAATCAGCTAGAATCTGTAGAACAACTTATCATTCAAAAAATAAGTTTTCAGAATCAAATTTAGAGTTATTTAAGCAAGGTAAAATATTAAAATTATGTGCTGTAGAACAATTAAACGAAGGTATTAATATTCCAAATTTAAAATATGGTGTGATAATGCACTCTTACGGCAATGAGAGAAAAGCTAGTCAGAAAATATTTAGATTTTTAAGATTAAATCCGGATGATTGTGCTACAGTACATATTTTATGTTTTAAAAATACTGTTGATGAACAATGGGTGAAATCAGCATTAGAAGGATTTAACCAAAATAAAATAATGTATATATGATTGAACAAATTAGTGTAGACTTAAATAAATTATATGCTAATAAACTCAAAATTGAAGATTATTTCATTTTATTTTGTTTAGTCCACAATGATGAAGAGATGTTAATGAAGTATATTAGTCATACAGGAAGAATAGAAACATTAATATTTCAAAGATTAAAAGATTCTGGATTTATTATCCTGAAAGATGAAATAAATATTCTTTTTAATGAAATTAAAGTAACAGAACAGGCTAAAAATTTATTCAAAGTTCCAAATAATGAAGAATTTGAAACAATGTTTAAAGAACTGCTGTCTACTTATCCAAAATCAGTAAAAAGAATTACCGGTGGTACCAGACCACTACATAATGATTTGCAAAGATGTAAGAAATTATATAAATTAACTATATCAGATAGAGTATCGTTTTCGTTGAACCAAACTCTACATCAGCAAATATTATTGTGTGTGCAAAAGTATTATAAAGATCATCTTAAGGATAATAAACAAGAATTCATGCAGCTATTAGCTACATTCTTATCTCAAAGAACTTGGGAACAATATCTAGACCAAATTAGCAGTCTATCTAACTCTAACCAACAACCAAATAATCATGACGCCATTTGAGCAGAGAATAAAACAAGGGTTAAATGGAGAATACACAGGACTTGCTAATGGTTTTAACAGATTAAATAAGTATATTTATAATACACAAAGAGGTTGTTATACCTTATTAGGTGGCTTATCAGGAAGCTCTAAAACAACTTTATGTGATTTTATTATATTAAATGGTATTCAAGATGCTAAAGCAAAAGGAATTCCTATTAATGTTACTTATTACTCTTGGGAAATTGATGAGATGAGTAAAAGAGCTAATTGGCTATCAATTCTTATTTATAATAAGTATGATAGAGTAATTTCTCCTCAGCTTATTAAAGGTATGGGTGATCTAAGAATGAATAAAGAAGAACAAGAAATTGTTTATTCTATGTTACCTGAATTAGAAGCAATATTTTCACAAATTAAATGGCATTGGACACCTCAAAATCCCACAGGACTGTATCATGAGTGGTGGAGTACAATGTCAAAAAAAGGTACTTTTAAAACAGAACCTTATATTGATGAAAATGGTGATAAAAAAGACAGGATTATTAATTGGACACCATTTAACAAAGAAGAATACAATATTGTAGTTTTAGATCATGCTAGTTTACTAAAATTTGAAAGAGGATTTACACTTAAACAAAATATGGATAAAATGTCTGAATATATTGTTGCATGTAGAAATATGTTTAATATGACATTTTATGTTGTACAACAATTTAATCAAAGTTTATCTAATATTGAACGTGTAAAATATCGTGGAGTAGATTTATCTCCTGAACAAAATGATTTTAGAGATTCTGGTAACTTGTATATTGATGCAGATATAGTATTGGGTTTATTAAACCCATATAAAATGCAATTAGAAACAAGTTTAAATTACAATATTAATGTGGATGGTTTTGAGCATAATTTACGTGGTAAATATAGATTACTCAAAGCTATAAAAAATAGATTAGGTGCTGATAATATCTCTATAGGTTTATATACTAAACCTGAAGCAGGATATTTTGAAGAATTACCTAAAGTGATGACATCTGAAGATTATCAAATGTACTTAAACAAATAAAATGGGAAGAATTATCTTAGTAATTGGTGAACCTGGTTCAGGTAAATCAAGAGCTATCTTAAATTTAGATGAAAAAACAACATTATTAGTTAAACCTAATAATAAAGAACTACCTTTTAAAGGTGGTGCTGTAAGATACAGCAAAGAAAAAGGTAATGTAGTAAGTTGTTCTACATTTCCAGCATTAAAAGAAATATTAACCAAAGCTAATGAAACTACAAAATTTAATACTGTAGTGATTGAAGATTTTACACATTTTTTAACTAGTAGAGTTATGGGTGATGCTAAAATTACAGGCTTTCAAAAATGGACAGATTTAGCAGTAGATGTGTTCCAAGGATTAATTAAAATTGAAGAAAAATTAAGAAATGATTTAAATGTGATTGTAATTGGTCATACAGAAAGAAGTACTGATGTAAATGGTAATAGTATTATTACTTTACAAACAGTGGGTAAATTATTAGATAATCAAATAAAAATACCTTCATACTTCACATATGTATTACATTCTGATGTGAAAGAAATAAATGGAAAGATGGAATATTCATTTTTAACAAATAGCGATGGTTTAAGATTAGCTAAATCTCCGGAAGGGTGTTTAGAAAAATATGAACCAAATGATTATGCATTAATTTTGAATAAAATACACAAATATCAATTAGGAGAATAATCCTAATTATTTTAAATCATTAAAAATATATAAAATTATGTTCGGTTTTGAAAATGCAGAAGTATCTAAAGGTAACTACAAAGAAACAATTAAACCTGGAATCA